TGGTGAAGGCGCTCGAGGATGACCGACGCCTGGTGATCAAAAAACCCTTGACGGACGGGATCGGCAAACCGTAGCGTAAGGGCGATCACAAAGTCTAACACCCCCAGGGGCCTACTAGAGAGGCGGGGTAGCCGATGAGGCGAGCATGGCCCCTGAGCATCCTTTCAGCCCCGAGATCCCCTTCCGGATCGACATCCCGATCGAGGTCTGGCACAAGGCGGGCGAGCCCGGCAAGGAGCGCCGCATTGGCGGCGTGATCTCGACCGAGCACGAGGACAAGCAGGGCGAGATCGTGGTCCAGCGCGGACTGGACTTCGGGGACTTCCTCAAGAACGGCTGGCTCAACGACAACCACTCTCGGGACACCGCGGGGGTGGTGGGCTATCCCCTGCGCGTGGAGCGCACCACCGTCGACGGCAAGCCCGCGACCAGGATGGAAGGCTACCTGCTCGAGGGGACCAAGCAGGCGGACAAGATCTGGGAACTCGCCCAGGCGCTCCAGACCACGGACCGACGCCTCGGCTGGTCGATCGAGGGGAAGGTCTTGCGACGGTCGGGCCCCGACGGCAAGCAGATCGCGGGTGCTCGGGTCACCAACGTGGCCATTACCAACTGTCCTGTAAATACCAAGACCGGACTCGACGTGCTCGCCAAGAGCTTGATGGCCGTCGAGAAGATGATGGAGGCCGGCAGCGCGATCACGCCGCCGGCTACGCCGACCCCAGGCGACGGGTTCGCGCTCCGGACCGAATCTCTCGAGAGCTCGCCCTCGAGGCCCAAGAAGAAGAAGCGGCGCAGGCAACTGACCAAGGCGGAAGCCATGCGCGTGATCGGTGATCGGTTCCCCCGAATCAGCAGGGGCACCGCAGAGAAGATCTGGCTGTTCGCCAGCAGAAAGGGAGCCTGAGAAATGTCGAACCTGATGAGCGCCGACCAGGCCGCGTCGGCGGCAGCCGAGGCGATGTTCGGAAAGAGCGGCGGCGGCGGCGGGATGCCGCTGGCGCAGGGTGACGCCGAGGGCGGTCTCTCGTCCAAGGCCCCGGGGAAGCCGATGGCCTCGAAGGCGAAGAAGGCCGGCAAGCCCGAGGACGAGGAGGACGAGAAGAAGGCGCCGCCCTGGGCGAAGAAGTCCATGGCCAAGGCCGAGGACGAGGAGGACGAGGAGGAGGGCGAGGAGAAGGAGAGCCCGGAGAAGGAGAAGCGGGAGGAGGCGGCGGCCGAGAAGAAGGACGCCAAGGAGCGCGGGGAGCCGTCGGAGGACGAGGACGAGGAGAAGTCCGACGACGGCGACGCCGACGACATGAAGAAGAAGAAGGCGTGCAAGTCGTCGGTCGACGAGCGCGACCTCATGAAGGCTCTCGACGTGCTCGAGGCGGTGGCCGGCGGGGTCGACGCCCCGGACCGCCGCTCCGAGCTCGCGGAGAAGCTCGCCCAGGGGACGATCGAGAAGTCGGAGGAGGGTGAGCTCCGGGATCTCCTCGGGGAGGAGCAGCAGGAGGAGGAGCTCGACAAGTCCTTCACCGAGATCTTCGCGAACGACGACCAGCTCCGGACGGACTACGAGATCAGCCCGTTCATCGAGCGCAACTCCCAGCTCATGGCCGAGGGCCTGGACTTCCTGCGCGCGAGCCTCGAGAAGTCGAGCGAGCGCCAGGGCAGCTTCAACGTCGCCCTCGCCAAGAGCTTCCGGTCGATCGGGCAGACCGTCCTCGACCAGATGGACCTGATCAAGAGCCAGCAGGGGCAGATCCGCGCCCTCTCCGAGCGCCTGGGGATCGTCGAGAGCACGCCCATGCCGCGCAAGAGCGCGAGCGGGACGCGCCCCCTGGCCAAGAGCTTCGCCGGGGGGAACGAGAACCAGATCGGCCGCGAGCAGATCATGGACGGCCTCAACCGGCTGATGGCCAAGAGCTCGCGCTCCAACTTCCTCGCGCCCTGCGGCGAGTCGATCGAGCGCGCGGTCGCGATGTACGAGACCAGCGGGGTGATCTCCAAGTCCTTGCTCAAGGACGTCCAGGAGGAGCTCCAGACCAAGTAGCACCAGAACCCGCCCGAGCGGTCGGGCGCCAAAAGGACCAGGAAACAGGAGAACGAAGATGCAGAGTGGACACGTTTCGTGGCGGGACTACGCGGGCGTCGAGGGGTACGGTGTGCCGGGCCCCGACGACCTCGCGGATCTCCGCAAGGCCCTCACGGCAGGGCAGTCGATCAACGCTCCGGGCGTCGCCGCGGGCGAGGGCTTCCCCCTCCGCGTCGAGAGCCTCGAGAACACGCTGAAGGTCAACTAACGGCCCCTCGCGAGCGCGAGCTCGACGAGTGCATCGGGTGAATTGCTGGAAGCCTAAAGCGACGATGGACGCCAAGGTAATCAGCAGCCAAGTCTCAGACGTAGCCGCCACGGCGGTCAGGGCTGAGAACGGTTCAGAGACTAGCTCCCGAGCGAAAGCGGTAATGGAGCCACGAGCGCCCGAGACCTGCGCGGCAGGCCAAGATATAGTCCGACACTCCGACGGAAACGCGGAGAGCTCGCCCAAACAGCGAGCGCAACTGATGCGTGACGTACCGGATGGACGACGTTCGGCTCTGGCAGTCGATCACCAAGCTGCCGGCGTACAACACCGTCAACTAATCGGCGGCGCGTCGGAGCGATCCGACGCTGACAACCGGGTGAATTGCGGGAAGGCTACCGACGGAGACAGCCTGCCGTCCATGCTGATCCGCAGCCAAGCCGAGGGAAGCGCGAAGCACGGTACCTCGGAAGGTTCAGAGACTAGGGGCGTGAGCAACGCAAGCGATAATCGCCCCCACGAGTGCCCGGCGTCCTCGATCGAGGACGATGAGATAGTCCGACACTCCGGCGAAAGCCGGAGAGTGCGTCTAAACAGCGCACGCAACTGAGGCGAGGAGCACAACAGGCTCAGGGACTACGGCTCGGGGGTCGCCGCGTTCATCGAGGAGGGAGACCTCCCCGAGTCCGACGACTCGACGTACTCGAGAGAGTACACGGTGGTGAAGTACATGGGTGTGACGCGATCCGTGTCGCACGTCATGAGCCTCATCCGTCCCGCGCATTCCAACGTGATCGCTCAGGAAACGGTCAATGGAACGGCGTGGTTGCTTCGCCAGGTGGAGCGGGCACTGTTCCTCGGCGACAGCACGATGATCCCGCAACAGTGGGATGGTCTGCTCAAGCAGATCACCGCCGGAGCTCCGCTCCCGACGCTGAACGTGATCGACATGCGCGGTCGCGCGATGTCCGAGGACGCGATCAACGACGGGGCACTGATCGTCAAGGCCGAGCCGAACTATGGCCGCGCCACCGACCTCTACATGGCCGACGGCGCGTTCTCCGATCTGGCCAAGGGGTTCTACCCGGCCGAGCGAATCCCGCTCAACCCCGCCGGGTGGCAGAACGGGATGGTCGGGTTGAACATCCAGGGGTTCTTCTCCCAGTTCGGGCCGATCAAGTTCAACCCCGACACGTTCCTCCAGTTCGGACCCGTGGCGCCCTCGGCCGCGGCCGGACCCTCGGGCAAGCGCCCGTCGCTCCCGACGGAGAGCGTGGCGCCGGCCGAGGTCGCCCTCGGCGGCGGCGAGACCAGCGCGTTCATCGCGTCGGACACCGGGGCCTACTACTTCAAGGTCTGCGCGATCAACCGCTACGGCCGGAGCGCCGCGGTCACGATGACGGGCCCGCTCTCGGTCACGACCGCGAAGAAGGTCACCATGACCGTCGCCGACGGCTCCGACGCCGGAACCGCGTTCGAGCTCTACCGCTCGGCCAAGGACGGCGCGGCGACGACCTGCCGCAAGATGAAGACCGTCGCTCGCGCGGGCGCGACCACGGTCCTCACCGACTGGAACCTCGACCTCCCGGGGACGTCGCAGGCGTTCCTGATCCAGCAGAATCTCGAGTTCTTCTCGTTCAAGCAGCTCGCGCCGTTCATCAAGATCCCGCTCGCGACCGTGAGCACGGCGATCCGCTGGATGCAGCTGATTTACGGAACACCCGTGGTCTACGCTCCGGGGCGGGCCGTGGTCTACAAGAACGTCGGCAGGGCCCCGGGCTCGGCGGGCGTCGACAACTCCAGGCTCTACGGCGTCTAGCCGAAGGGGCTGGTGACGGCTGGTGAGAGGTTCCGGGCCGGGGCAACCTGGCCCGGTTCCTCCCACCTTCTGGAGGAACGATGCGAGTGCAGCATCAGACCAGGCGACGCGGCCTGTCCGACGATCTGGGGGTCGTTCTCGTCGGAGAGTCCAGGTACGAGCTCGACGCCGATGGCGTGGTCGACGTGTCGGCCGAACACGCCGAGGCTCTGCTCCTGGGCGCGGGCTGGGCGCGGGTTCCGGAGGCGACTCCGGCGCCAGCGCCAACCGCCCGGCCGGTCCAGGCGCAGGCGGCTGACCCCGAGCGCGAGGAGCTCATCAAGCGAGCGGCGGCACTGGGCGTCCAGGTGGACCGCCGACTCGCCAACAGCAAGATCTCGGCGGCGATCAAGGCAGCCGAGGAAAGGCGGAAACCATGACCATCCAGCGCGTCACGATGCGTGACAGCGAGAAGATCGACGCCGACACTCTCGTCGGCGAGCGGCTGTTCAGCTTCAAGGTCACCCTCGGAGGCTCCTCGCACGCGGTCAACTTCAAGGCCCTGGGGCTCCTGCCGATGGCCAACGCCACCTACCGGATCTGGCCGGCGGGGGAGACCGCGGCTCTGATCAAGGTCGACGAGAGCACCATCACCGAGGCCGGGTTCACCATCCTGGGAGGTGGCGCGTCGGAGATCGCCCACGTCCTGATCCAGGGCGTCCAGACGGAGGAGTAGGATGACCATGTACCTGAGAGGAGGGATCCCGCGGAAGATCAGCGGGACCGCCGTGGCGACCGGATGGAGTCGCCACGACTTCCCCGACGGCGTGGCCAACTTCCTGGTCTTCGTCAACAACGGCGCGGTCGCGGTGGAGATCGCGCTCTCGAAAGAGGACGTGGACGCGGGGGTCGGCTGGACGGTCGCGGCGGGCAAGGACATCGCCTGGCCAGCCGAGTGCGCGTCCATCTGGGTCAAGGCCGCGAGCTCCACCGCGGCGTGGGTGGCGATGGCGTTCATCCGCAGGGGATGACGGAGGACGGCGTGCGGCTGACCGCGGTGACGGATGGGCGGTCGCACGCCGGGCTCTCTGGAGTCGGCGCCGACGATCACCACGCAGCCCCCCGATCGGTCGAGGTCAACAACACGACTCAGGTAATCGCGGCGGGCGCTTCGTTCAACTTGGACATCGCGCTCGGAACCTCGGTCGCTGTCTTCTGCCAAGCATCTCTCACGGGGCCGCACAACCAGACGGCTGGGCTCTGGCGAGAGGGCGTTCACGTCTACGCCACGCGAACGATCGGAGAGGCCATCGCGCACGGGACGCGGGATGGCGGGCTCTACAAGTCCTATGTGATGACCTACTCGAAACAGGTGGGCGATGCCTACCTCTCGCCGGGGGTGTTCGGGCAAGAAGCGGTGATCTCGATCGCGCTGCGAGATGCGGTGCTGATCGGTAGCAACTTGCGGTTGACCTTTCGGAATCTGGACATCGCGTCGCGCACGTTGTGGGTGAAGGGCAGGGCGATCCTCGCATGAGAACTCAGCCGACCGATCCGGCGATCACCGATCATGGGGGGCTCGTCACGCTTCCCGAGCAGCATCATCCGCCGGTCGAAACGGTGGTGGTGCAGATCAACGGGACCTCGATCGCGCCGGGACTGAGCACGCAGACGTTTGCCTTGACCTACTCGGGTCACCAGATCGCTCGGGCGATCTTGCGTGGGCCGATCACAGTGGATGTAGTGGGCAACGCCGGAGCCTATGTCGTCGGCACCGACGTCGCCGATCAGTCGGCTGGCTTCTCGATGGTCCCGAGCGGGATCGCGAACTATCCCACGACCTACATGGGAGGGTACTCGCGGCTTCACGGTGACAGCTATCTGTCGGAGCTGGTCTTCGCCGTCGGTGGCTTCATCGTGTTGAAGGACGTGCGGATCAACGGAAGCAACCTCGAGCTGGTATTCCAGAACGTGTCGGGCGTCAACAAGACGCTGATCTGCCACGGGCTCGTGGTGGTCAAATGAGGCTCGTCGATCCTCTGGAGCACGCGCTGGATCATGCGGGCTATGCCGCGAGCCTGACCGTGGATCAACACCACATCAAGCCGTCCAACATCCAGGTTGTCAACACGACCCTGGTGATTTCGCCGCTCCCCGGTGGTCCGGGGCAATGGGACATCGCGCTTCCCTTCGAAGCCCTGGCCGTGATGTTCAGCTTCAGGAGCGAGCATATCGTGGCCGAGGGCGGTGGCATGGCTGGAGTGACAGGCGTGGCGAGGCGTGACTCGGCCTACAACACGCGCACTACCGTTGCCAGCCTCGGAGGGCACGCGCAAACCGTAGGATATGGGAGCTACAACTGCATCTATTCCAAAGCGGCTTCTAGCCTGCACCTCTCGCACAAGGTGTTCTCCTCGGGCGGTGCGGACATCGCATTGACCGATGCCTGGATCGAAACGACCGGGCCGACGACGCGGGTTCTCCGAACGTGGTGGACGAATTTCTCGGCTGGCAACAAAACGCTGTGGGTGTCTGGCCAAGTGGCGGTGCTGGGATGATTTGCGAAAGTCAGTGGCATCGGCAACCGCACCCATTGCTCCTGCGCTGTCCAGACTGCGAGGGTCGCGCAGGGCCTCTCCGGGTGCTCGCGATCTGCCAAGAGGATCCGCATCACCTCCTCGGCGGGATGGGGATGCACGTTCGCGAGCTGTACCGAGCGATGGCTCGGCGAGAGGACGTGGAGATCGACCTCCTGGTCAGTGGGCCAGGCGAGGGGATGATTGAGGTGGACGGCTACCGGAAGCACCAGGCGGACAAGCTGATCTGCTGGAAGCCACGCTTGCCCGACCTGGCCGCGCTGCTCTCAGCCGATCTCCAGCTCGCGCGCACGCTGACCCAGCTCCTCGCGCAGGGGCGGCGATGGGACGTGATCCATGCCCACGAGTGGAACACGGTTCAGGTGGCGCGCATGGCTCGGGATGCGCTCCAGATCCCGATGGTCGGTACCCTGCACCTGTGCATCACCCGGCTGATGCAGGTGGACTCTCAGCCGGGCGCCCCCAGCGAATGCGACCTTTACCTGATGCAGCAGGAAGGGCACCTGGTCTGCGACCCGCGCGAGCTGATCCTTTGCTCGAAGTCCTACGTCAAACAGGTACGCGAAACCTTCATGACCGACCGCCCTGTCCACATGATCTACAACGGCATCGATCGCGAGAGGTGGTTCCGCGAAGCGGGCGACGGCGACCGGGCGCGCTTCCAGCACGGGCTGCCCACCGGAAAGCTCGCGGGAGCGTTTGGAGAGGACCGGCCGATTGCCCTCTACGTCGGCCGCATCGCTACCATGAAAGGGATCACCCAGATCCTCGACGCGGTGGAGGCCGAGGATAACGGCTACTGTGTGGTGTGCTGCGGAGAGGTCAACGCCAACACCGACGCGGACAAAGAGGCGTGGAGCGTGACCCAACGGATCCGGGCGCTCGAAGCCTGCATGCCGTGGCGCTTCCGCTGGCTCGGGTTCCGGCACGGTCAGGAGTTGCTTGACCTCTATGCAGCGGCCAGTGTGGGGATCATGCCCTCGATTCATGAGCCGTTCGGGATCGCCGCTCTCGAGCACCTCGCGATGGGGGTGCCGCTGATCGCGACCGAGGTAGATGGGCTGGGCGAGGTAGTGGTGGACGGGTGCGATACCGTCTCGGAGCGCGACCAAGCAGAGGAGTTCGGGATCATCATCCCCTCGCGGTCGCCGCGTGCCATCGTCGAAGCCCTGAAGCTGCGGCGAGGGCTCGCTCCAGCGGTGGTCGAGGAGATGCGCCAGGCCGGGTATCGGCGGTGCAGGGCGTTCACCTGGGACGCAGCAGCAGAGCAGACGGTCAAGGTGTACCATCAGGCAACCGGAGGTGCGACGTGCCCGTGAAGCTGACCCATCCTTACCAGTCGGTCGCGCTCGACACCTGCAAGGTGGCTGCGATCAAGATCGAGGAGAATCCCGAGGGAGGCACGCGATGGATCGAGATCTGGGCGATCCTTGGTCGGGAGGAGGGCGGGAAGTTCGTCCAGTACGCCGATCCATTCACGGGCCAGCTCGCGTGGAGGTACTTCAAGATCGAGGACGCCAACCATCCGCGCCAGAGCGGGCTCGGCCTGGGGAAGTGCGGGACGTGCGCGGGATGGCTGCGCGGGCAGACGAGCGGGGAGCACGAGGGGTGTGGTGGCACAGTTGCTCCCTACGACGGATGGGAAAGGCTCACGGCGCAGATCCCAGCGGGGGCCTCGATCCGCGAAGCAATCGCACGCGCGGTCTACTCGTTCCTGCTGACCGAGCGCGTGCCCGATCTCGACACATGGGAGCCCGCGTTGCTGATCGACGGCACGCTGGAGTAGCTGGACGTGGGGGTGGGAAGTGGAAAGAGATTGCGAGGTCTGTCCGGATAGGATCGAGTGCGTGGTCTGTAAGAGGAAGCTCTGCCATAGACATGAGCCAGAACCGAAGCTGGAGAAGATGATTGAAGGGCACTACATCACACGCGAAGGCACGGTGTGCGTGGATTGCATGGACAAGACGAAGGTGAAGTGAGATGGAAACGATCCGGATCCAGACGGGGGCCACCGAGCGAATCACCGCAGTTGCTCTGAGCGCCGCGCTCGCGCCGCTGACCGGCCTGACCGATCTCGTGATCTCGATCCAGCGGGTCAGCGATGGCCAGTGGTTCGATTGGGCCGACCTCACGTTCAAATCCGCGGGCTGGACCACGCGCCAGCTCGCCATGACCGAGATCAGCTCCACGCTTGCACCGGGCCAGTACCGCACCGACTTCGTGACCTCGACGATCACCAACGCGGCAGCAAATGACGCCTATCTGGTGACCGTGACTCAGACGCCGGGCACCACGGTCAAGAACATCCCGCAGGTGGGGGAGCTGAAGGTCGGCCAGTGGGTCGACAACCTCGACGCCACGATCACGTCGCGGGCGACTGCTCTCACAGCGGCCTCGGCGGTGTGGGAGGAGCTTCTCGCGTCCCATACCGTGCTTGGAACCTTTGGCAACGAGGTGGCGACGAAGGCAGACATCGCAGCGGCGGCGGCGACCGACTATGTGACCTGTGGTTCGGGCACGGTGATTGCCGGAACGTTGATTGCGGGAACGCACGTTTCGACCCACGTTCGCGATGCGGTTTACTGGCAGGTTCAGGAGTCGGCGCCAGGAGGTGCTGGGCTCACGGTCGAGATGACCTTCAACCTCCCGAGCGCGGCCCACCGGCCGGGATCGTTCATCGGCTTCGGGCGCTACATCGGAACGCCCGCCGGCACCCACTACATGGAGCTGTGGGCCTACAACTACGTCGCCAGCGCGTGGGAGCAGCTCGTCGAAAACTTCATGCCTGGGGGCAGCACGATCGATACTCAGTACAGCCATGAGTTCTACGAGAGGCACGTCAACCGGGCCTCAAGCAACGAGGTCAAGATCCGGCTGGTCCATAACATCACGACCTACAACGCTGGGCACAGCATGTTCCTTGATCTCTGTGAGGTGAGCGGGATCAAGGTGGTGACCGCGGGTGAGATCGCGGACGCGGTATGGGACGAGGCGCTCGCGGGACACGTCGCGGCGGGAAGCGCGGGCGAGGCCGAGGGACGGATCGATGCCACGATCACCTCACGGGCTTCGGCGGTGGCGCTCGCGGCGGTGCAGGCCGATACCGACGATCTGCAAACGCGCGTCCCTGCGACGCTCAACGCGGGCAGGATGCGAGCACACGTCGAGGCGATGGATTCGGACGTGATCGGGAGCGCACAGATCGCGGCGGGGGCGATTGGCGTGAGCGAAGCGCCGAACCTCGATGCGGCCATCAGCTCTCGCGCCGCGCCCGGGGACGCGATGGATCTCGTGACGGATGCGGTGGACGCGGCGGCGCTTGCGACCTCGGCGATCACCGAGGTCGACGCCGCGCTTTCGGCCGCGCACGGGGCGGGCTCTTGGGAGGGCGGCACGCCGGCGGCGATTGCTGATGCGGTGTGGGATGAGGCCAAGGCGGGACACGTCGCGGGTGGCTCATTTGGCGAGGAGGTGCAGAGTCACGCGACCCAGGCCGAGATCCTCTCGGACGCTACCCCGTTCCCTGGCGCTCGGATCGATGCGGCAATCAGCTCGCGAGCGGCGCCAGGGGCGGCGATGGCATTGACGCCGGCCGAGCGATTGGCGGTCGACGCCCAGCTCTCCGGAGCCCACGGCGCTGGAAGCTGGGAGGGAGGAACTCCGGCCGCGATTGCCGATGCGGTGTGGGACGAAGCCATCGCCGGGCACAGCGGCGCAGGCAGCGCGGGGAAGGAGCTCCAGGACAAGCCGACGGCGCCGGAGGTGGACGCCGAGCTCACGGCTTCGCACGGCGCCGGTACCTGGCATCCGCCCTCGGTTTTGGAGGTGGCGGACGGTGTGTGGGACGAGCCTGCGTTCGGGCACACGGCCCTGGGCTCGTTTGGGATAGAGCTCCAGGACAAGCCGACGGACGCGGAGATCGACATCGCTCTCACGGCCGCACACGGGTCTGGCCCCTGGGGGAGCGGCGTGGCTCCGGCCATCGCCGCGGCCGTTTGGGACGAGGCCCTCCCCGGGGCCCATCCTCCGGGGAGCGCGGGATCGCTGCTACCGACCCGGGCTGTGCCTGGGGACGCGATGGCGTTGACGCCCGGGGAGCGGGTGGCGGTGGCGGCGCGGACGTGGCAGGAGCCGGTACCCGGCGCCTACGCGGCCGGACAGGCTGGGAAGGTACTGGGAGACAACCTCGACGCCCTGGTGAGCTCTAGGGCGGTCCCGGGCTCGGCCATGACCCTGACCCCGGGCGAACGGGTGACGGTGGCGGATGGGGTGTGGGACGAGGCTGTGCCGGGGACGCACATCCCGGGCAGCGCCGCGGCCGTGCTCGCCGGGATCGACTCCGACGTGGACGTCCCTGTGAGCTCCCGGGCTGCGGCGGGGGATGCGATGGCTCTGACCGCTCCGACGCTCGGCCTGGTCGCGGGGCGCGTCTGGGACGAGGCGGTACCTGGAGGGCATGGCTCGGGGACGGCCGGGAAGGTACTGGCGGACGCGGGTGCCGCGCTCGACGTTCCGGTGAGCTCCCGGGCAGCAGCCGGGGACGCGATGGCGTTGACGCCGGGGGAGCGCCTGGCGGTCTCCGGGCAGGTGTGGGATGAGACCTTGCCAGGGGCGCACGCGGCTGGGAGCGCGGGCGAGCGGCTGGCGACGACGGACAACCGGGTGGACGTGGCGGTGAGCTCCCGGGCGGTTCCCGGGGATGCGATGGCGCTCACCTCGGGCGAGCGGGTGGCGGTCGCGGGGCGGGTGTGGGATGAAACGCTCCCGGGGGCGCACGCGGCGGGCACGGCGGGGTACATGGTCGCCGAGCTCGAGGCCAGGTTGACGCTGGCCAGGGCGTTCTACCTCGACCAGATCCCGGGGCTGACCTCGGACTCGACCCTGATCCGGCAGATCAAGGTCAACCGCCTGGAGCTCTCGGAGGCGGGCGGCGGGACCTGGATCCTCTACGCTGATGATGACGTGACGCCGCGCCTGACCTGGCCGGTGCGCGACAAGAACGGCGACCCGATCACCATGAACGCCCATGTTCCCGCGCGGCGAGGGAGAGGGACATGAGCGCGATCACCACCGACGGATGGGGCGAGCAGGGGGGCCTGGTGACCACCGGGGGATGGGGCGGGCAGCCGTCGGGCAAGCCGGCCCAGCCCACGGCGCTCGAACCCGTGATCCGAGAGGCTCTGGAGATCACGCCCCAGATCGTCGACGCGGTGGTGAAGGAGCCCAAGATCGTGTCGGCGGTGGACGCATCTCCCGAGCCCGTGATCGCATCTTCGGGGGAGCTGACCCCGGCGGTGGACACGTCGCGGAAGTCGCAACCTGGGACCACGACGACGATCGTGAGACCGAAACTGAGGTGAGCAGATGGCGACGGTGATCAAACTCAAGGTGATGGTCGCGGAGCTCGACAACGTGCTCGCGTCCTTCAACCGGATCAAGGTCTACCGATCGGACACGGGGATCAGCGGGTCTTACGTCGAGATCACGACCGCCGAAAGCCGCCCCCGGCTCTCTCAGGGCGTGGCGCTCTACCTGTTCGATGACCTTGCGGGATCGACCACGGCCTGGTACCGCACCAGCTACTTCCACACCGACACCGGGCTGGAGAGCGGGCTGTCCGACCCTCGCCAGGGCGAAGACCTCGAGATCGACTCCCTGGTGATGAGCGTTCAGGACTTGAAGGACATCTACCTGTTCGGCGTGGACATGACCAACGACCTGGGCGAGCCGTTCCCAGACGTGATGTTCGAGTGGTCGATCCGGTTCGCGATCGACTGGCTCGAGAAGCAGCTCGACATCAAGGTCCGCCCGACGGCCGTGGTCGACCGACACGACTACCACCGCCGGGACTACAGCGAGTGGATGTTCCTCAAGCTCCGGCAGAGCCCGGTGATCTCGGTCGAAAAGGTCGCGCTCATGTGGCCAGCCAACACCGAGGTGATGGTGTTCCCCTCGGAGTGGCTCTCGCTGATCAAGGACTGCGGTCACCTGAACGTGGTGCCCACGTCCACGGGGATCAGCCAGATGCTTTTCACCGCCGGCGGCACGCTGCTCCCGCTCCTGGCACAGGGGCGCGACTTCATCCCCAACGCGATCAAGGTCGAGTACACGGCGGGCTTCGCCGCGGGCGAGCTCCCGTTTGACCTGCGCGAGATCATCGGCAAGAAAGCCAGCTTCGGCCCGCTCAACGTCGCGGGCGATCTGATCGCCGGCGCGGGAATCGCCAGCCAGAGTGTGTCCCTCGACGGTGTGAGCCAGTCGATCAGCACAACCTCCTCGGCGACCAACGCGGGCTACGGCGCGCGGATCATCCAGTACGAGAAGGAGATCAAGCAGCAGTTGCCCACGCTCCAGCGGTTCTACAAGGGCATCAGGATGGCGGCGGTATGAGCAAGGACCTCACCCTGAAGCCGAGGATCCTCACGGGGCTTCCCACCGGCAACAAGGGGCGCCCGCGCGCAGACATGCGCCGGGACATGATCGATTCCTTCATCGATCAGAAGGGCTACCTGGTCTGGTGGTCGCGCGCCTGTGTCTGCCCGTGCCAGCAGAACTCGCAGACCGAGCAGCCCCGGCTGACCTGCGCCCTGTGCCGGGGAAGCGGCTGGCACTTCTACCTGCCGGAGGTCGGGCTCCAGAACTACGCGGTTGACGCCGACGGCAACCCGATCACGATCAACGACGCCCAGGACGCGGTGCTGATCTCGGCGATCATGACCGCGGCGACTCAAGACCCCCAGGTGTACGAGCGATTCGGAGGGTACGTTTTCGGGACGTTCCGAATCACCGTCCACGCTCGCAACCGGATCGGCTACCGGGACCGGATCATGATGGCCGACTCGCTCATGATGTTCGGGCAGCTCCTCGAGGCCGACGGTGGCCCGTCGATCCCGGTGAAGACCGCGGCGGCGGGGAAAAAAGCTCTCTGGTATCCGGCGGTGGCGGTGAACCTCTTGCGCTCCGAAAGCCGGGTGTTCATCGAAAACGCCGATTGGGCGATCGAACCCGACGGGTCGATCCGCTGGCTAGGCACGCCCCCGGTCGCGGGGACGGTGCTGACCTGCAACTACGAGATCCATCCGGTCTATCGCGTGATGGATCACGTCCACGCGGTTCGCGATACGAACGTTCTGAAGAAGGCTACCAGCAAGCGCGACCAGCATCAGATGTTGCCGGTGAACGCGATGATCAAGCTGGATTTCCTGCTCGGGGGCAGCGAGTGATCGAGGTCGATTTCAGCGACGCCCTGCCCGAGTCGCTCATGGCCCTGCTCGAGGGCCATGGACTGGTCGAGGCCGTGCTCGACGACGTGGCCGCGAGCGCGCGGGTCCATTGGATCAGGCTCGCCCAGGCCGAGCTCCGGAGCAGCCGCCAGAGCTACATCCAGGGGATCCAGGAGGTGGAGGCCGAGCCGGGGTCGCGCTCGATCGCGCTCGTGGGATGGCTCGCGAACGCGATCGAGGCGGGGATCGATTCGTTCGATCTGCGCGACACGCTTCTCGGGCCCAACGCCCGAAACCGTCGCCAGGCAGCGGACGGGACCTGGTACGCGAACGTCCCGTTCCGCCATGGCACTCCCGGGAGCTCGGGCCTGGCGGGATCGCCCATGGG